GTCACGAGCAGCGTAGCAGCCGTCGTGCAGGTAATCTGTACGCTCTCAACATCAGCCATTGCGTGCCGCCTTTCTCTTTACTGCTTTTGTTACTACTGCTTTTTCTGTCTCATCCTCTACGGTCGCGCGCTCAATCGGCTCTACCGCCGGTAGCAGCACCGCGTATCCGTGCGCTGCGAGCGCCAGTGCCTCTGACTCTGGCAATTCCATTACGCCGCCGATAGGCGGCCAGCTCTTACCGTTGCGCGTCCCTGAGATCCGTTGTGCCATTCGTACGAGCATTGTACCTCCAGTGGCTCTGCAGGAGCCGTATCGCTACGACTCCTGCATCACCGTACTAATCGCGTTAGCGATTAGACATTCGCACCCTTAAAGCTCTTGACAGCAGCGCCGTCAATGAGGCCGGTTGCGCCGCGAACGAATCCGCGATATGACACCAATCCGGTGGCAAACGCGTAATCGGTCGAACTCTGGATCGTAACGCCTGGCGTCACGACTGCAGTGACCACAGCATTGAGGTCGCCGAAGCAAATCGAGAGAGCTTCGTCGCCGGTATTTGCAAGGTCAGCGCTGTACACAGGGAATCCAAGAATCGTGTCAGGCTGATTAAGATTGCCTGGCAGGAAAATTGGACGATTCTGCGAATCCAGAAGCTTAATGATGCCGCCGAGCGTGGCGTCATTCATCAAGAATCCAGCCTTTGGCGCACGACGATACTTCGCATTCACTGACATAATCAGATCGGCGAGATCGGCATACACAGGAGCGACAGCCGCACCCTGCTTACCAACAGTGGCAGCAGCAGCAACAGCAGGTGCAGCGACTGCACCGTGTGCGACTGCAATTTCTGCAGCCAGTTTCTCCTGAACCCAGGCGCTTACATCGAAGGCCTCGTCAGCGACAGTCTGCATTCCGATTTGGCAGAGGGTCGCATAGGTCACTGGCGATAGGGACAAGCTTGAGCTCGTACCGTCTGATTCACCGATCGCGGCTCCCTCACTCACAGCAGCGGCAGTGCCGAGAGCTGTGGTCCGAGGCAGAGCGAGCGTATTTCCTGTGGACACTGCGACGACGCGCGTCACTGCATCATTCAGGAACGGATTGTACTGACCGGCTGTAACCCAGAAAGTATCTCCCTGCGTCACACCCTGTGTGAAGGTCGCGCGCGTAATGTCGCGAAGCTCGACCGTACCACCGTCTCGCGCAATCTTGCGGAGCTCGGCAGAAATGTCACGCTTCTCAGCACCCTTTGGCGCAACAGCGGCAGTGTACTCACCGCGTACTGCATCAGCAGCAGCGCGAGCCTCAGCAGCATCCTTCTCCGAGCGAATTGCATCGGCGAGATTTGCGGCCTCGGTGGTGAACTTCTCAAAGCGCTCCTGCGCTTCGCCGGTAAGGGACTCGCCGCGCTCGGCAGTCTCGGATACAAGCGCACTGGCCTGTGTAAGCAGAGCAGCACGCTGCTCGGCAAGCTTCTTAATATCAGCCATTTTTAGGCTCCTTATCTACTATATTTTTTATTACTACAATTGCGATCCGAGAGGGATGCCTACTGGTGGGCTGGCGTGATCAGCGCTGCGCGACCGTGGCTCGTGTCTCAGATTGCGTCGTCACGGAGACGCGCGATTAGTACCTGCGCTGCGGCGATCGTAGGATCAATACCGCTCCGCTTTGGCGCTAGTCGCGTGCGCACCGTATCGATTACCTCTACCTCAGCCTCGGTCAGCTCATTGCCAGCCTTAACTGATTCTAGGGTTGTCATAAGCGCCTCGGCATCTACGCCGAGACGGTCCTGGGAAATCTTACGCACGGCCGCGAGACCGATCGTGGCAGGGTATGCAGGAGATTGTCCGACTGAGAGGATTGATACCTCTGTCGTATTTGCCTCCAGGATCTCGCGCGTCTCGCCGTCCCACGCATCCTTATTTGCGTAGAAGGCAAATGACATACCGGCAGACTGTGGCTCCCACTTAAGCATAGAGAGCACTTTCTGCGCATCTGGATCTGCAGGATCTAGGCGAGCCTCTACCTTGAGACCTACCTCATCCTCGGAGAGGCTAAGGCGTCCTGATGCCGTCGTCGCCAGCGCGCGCATCTCATCGTGACCAAAGAGGAATGAGATGACCTTCTGACCCTGTGCGACGCGCGATAGTGAGCGCTTAAACGCACCTGGCCGAATGACCTCTGTAAACGGTAGTCCACTGCTCGGCTGATTAAACATCGCTGCATAGCCGGTGAATACCTTTTGACCGTCATCATCTGAGAGCGTGAATGCGCTCATAGGCAGAGCGCGCGTCTCGTAGTTTTTGCTCATCTCTGCGATGCTCCTATCGTTATTCTGCTCATCAGCAGTATCAGATTCTGGCACATCGTCTGTGGACTCATCAGCGGTTGTATCCATAGCCGCCGCCTCATCTGGCGTAAATGCGATCAGGCTCAATGAGCGCGCCATATCGCGCACATCCGCATCATTGTCTACGACATAGGCAATCTCACTGACGCCGTACTCTTTGATCAGCTCCTCGTATTTAAATCGCTTAAATGCAAGGCCCACATTAGGACCCTCACCGGCTCCCTCAAAATCATTCAGGTAGATCTCATCCACGCCAGCCACGCTGTGCTCTTGCAGCCACGCGCGTGATTCCTCTAGGCGCTCAATTGGACGCGCCGAGACGATAATGATTTGCGCTTCGCCATCCATTACCTGCGAATTCAGGCGATCGATCAGCGGCTGATTAGGACGGTCGCCATCTAGGATGAGTGTGCCGTCTAGATCTACAATTACATATGACATCAGATTGGTGGCTCCTGCTGTTCTGCATTGATTGGATCGGCTCCTACCGTACCAATATTGAGAGGCTTCCAGAATGCTTGACCTTCGCCATTTGGTAGCGGCGCGCGATCAATGATTGCGCGTGCCTCATCCAAATTCATCAGACCATTATTGAGCGCAATGGCCAGCGCCTCGTAGGATTCCTTAGTAGTCGCCTTTAGGAGTGAGCCAGTATTAAACGCAATGAATGTCGTCTGACCTGGAATCATTCGCGCGAGACCATCCTCAATCCGCTTCAGCACAGGCGCGAGACCTGTCTGCAGCCAGGCGAGCATCGCCATTTCTAGGCTGTTGTAGCTGCTGTTACCTGGATACTGCATCAGGAATAGTGGCAGCGCATAGATGCGCGCGACCTGCTCTACGCCGTAATGCATCGTCTCAATCAATTGCATATCAGAAATCTTTGCAGAGATCGGCTGGTATTCCGCGCCGCCGGTCAGTACCGCGATGCGATGCATACGATCAATACCCTCGTGGCGTCGTCCAAATGACTCGCGCAATTGCGACGCCTGATCACCTGTCAGCTCTGTAGGAGTCCGAATGATTGCGCTAGGCGCAGCACCCTGCTCGTAGAATTTGGCTGAGAATAATTGCGTAGCAGATGCGAGACCGAGCGTTACGCGATGGTACTCAACAGGACTGATGCCGCGATCATTCTCGCCGTAGGCAAAGAGTGGAATATGCACCATCTCATCTGTGCCTACCGTCATCTCACCGGCCTTAGATGTGATCTTGTACAGCGGCTCGCCATTAGGACCGCGCAGGATTTCTACAGCGCGCGGATCTAGGACTCTGGCCTCTACGACAATTCCGCCTGATTTGAGCATCAGCACGAAAGCATTTCCGTCTAGCATCAGGCTGGATACGATGCGATGCTTAAACTCAAATCCAGTGTAATTAGGATTATTTGGGATTGGCTGATCCATCCAGCGCGGTCGTGCCACTGGTCGTCGCACGCCACCATCTCTGATGTAGGCTCCCCAGCTCATAGATGCCACAGTCTGAGCGTAGAGCGACACTGCGCTATACACACTGGCAATAGAGAGCGCTGTGTCCTGCGTAATAGAGACGCCTGCTGCGCTCTTAGTGGCGTCAAATCCAGCGGCGAACCATCCGCCGTTAGCGCGCTGCTCTGGTCGTCCTAGCAGTCTGTCAATGATTCCCACGGTCTCTCCCTTACAGCTCTATAAATGTGACCGCCGGTTGCGGCCGTGGATCGCTCGTAGAGGATAGCGTACCAGCACGCGCGTGGCACATCAGAGCCGCCGCGATTAGGTCGATTTTTTTATTGCTGTTGCGTGCCTCTTTGCGGATCATCAATCCCTGGCGGCTATAGTATGGCGTCGCGTTAGATGCGTGGCGTGCTAGTCGTGGATCACCATTGTGCTTCAGCCGTTTATTGACTACCGCGTCAAAAAATGTGGAGGTCGCAGGGACCATACGAGCAGGCGTCTGTGGAAATTCTACGACAGGTAGGCCGAGCTGCTGCCACATCTCAGCCGAGCGCTGCCAGCGGAATGGATCGAATAGCACCTCTCGCACCTTGTATGTGCGGCAGATCCTCTCCATATTCGCCTCTACCTCTTGCACCGGTACGCGCCACGACAGGTCGCCATCAGGCGGCCGCTCCCAGTGACCTACGACAAAGAGCGCACGGTCGCTGATGCGGCAGACGACCTGCGCCGTACTATCGTTAGAGAATGAGCCGTCGTGCGCGACCACGACCTCATCGCCATCATTGAGCACCAGCGTCGGATCGGCGCACGCCTCCCACGCGCCAGCAGGTAGCCACGCCTGCGCGCCAGCCGTAAAGATATTCAGCCGCTTTGTTTTGTACTCCGCCTCTGGCGTGCGCTTTTTTGCAGAGACCAGATCCTCAAATGACAGGATGGGAGTCTCTCCTAAGAGTCCTGGATTAGCCTGATGCCAGCGCGTCTCATCTGCGTACGCGTCGTCATCTGCCTCATACCACGCCATACCGAGCGTCGGATCGTCCACCTCTCCAGCGATGCGCCTGCGTGCTAATTGGTAGAGCGTGTAGGCGATGGAGTCCTGACCAGTCGTATCTACGCGCGGTCCAGCCGTCGTGATTGCAATCATTAGCGGCGACCGGCGCGCGCCCATTGACAGCGAGAGCACATCGAATAGATCGCGTGACGGCCACGCCGCCAGCTCATCCGCAATGATCAGCGATGCCGAGAGACCTTCGCTGCTGTACGCCTCTGCTGCGATCGCCTTATAGACCGTGCCTGTGGTCTTAAATTCCAGCGCGTTGCGGTAGACCTTAATCTGGTCTGCTAGGTCTGGCGTCATCTCCACGGCTCTGCGCGCGTGCGACATAACCAGCGACGCCTGCTCTCTCGTAGACGCCGCGCCGTAGATCTCTCCACCCTGGTCGCCAAAGAGTCCGAAATAAATTGGCAGGATTGAGGCGAGAGACGATTTACCATTTTTACGCGCAATACCTGCAAGATAAAAACGATGCGCGAATGTGCCATCCTCTCTGCAGGCGAGCATATGGCGCAGCAGCTCGCGCTGCCAGTGCCGGATCTGGAGCGGCTCACCGCTCTTACCTGCTAGGGAATCCTTAGCGATAGGGATCAGCGCCTCTGCAAAATCAGCGACCTCATCTCCTAGAGAGCGCGACAGGTCGCCTTCGCTAGTAGGCGTCAGCCAGCGCGGTGGCCAGCCTTCCTGGACAGGCGATCCCTGAATGCGTCCAGTTTTGACTGGCTCTCTACCATTGCGATTCCGAGCTTTGCGCGATCCGCTGGAGTGAGGCCGAGATGATTCATCCATTTTCTGATGCTGTCCTCCGCTGTAGATCGCATCCCCACGGCAGGATGCGGATAGGCGTAGCCTTTATCTGTAAACAGGACTGGTCCATCTGCATTGATCCTAGCACTCAGGTCTGCGTGGAATTCGATTGCCTTACAAAGCATCTCCAGCGCTTCGCGATCACTGGACGCAATCCACGATCCTGCGTGACCTACGATGCGACGCCACGACTCAGACGCAATTGGTCCGAGACCGGCTGGCAAATCCTCATCAGCGATCTTTGGCAGGCTGGTCTGTAGCTGCACAACAGGCGCG